AATAAACAGAAAGGTCAATCATATTTTTAGGGTCTCCACCACGCCTAAAATAATCCTTACCACCGTCAACAAAGATAGATTTACATTTGCACCACACAAAGTCATGCCGAGTTTTAGACTCAATAACATCGTCACATTTTTTACATTGAAGCCTATTTACTATTTCTTTTGTCATTCTTCACTCGCTTTCTTTATATAATTTTGTAGTCAAGTTTATGGCACTGTGGACATTGAACAGTTTTTTTAGGTGGACAAGAAGCCAAAACCATATTAACGTCTTTGTAAAACATTTCTACTTTGCAATCGTCACATAGCACATTTGCTTTACGTTCCATTTTTATTTTTTCATGTACTTGGCTATTATGTTCTGTAATTGTTCTCATTTTTCACTCGCTTTCTCTAATTAATCTTGCAAACTCGTAAACTCCATTAGTTATATTTTTTCCTATTCCAGATTCGGGTTTAAAAACTTTAAACCACGCAGATTCTATTTCCTCATTGGTTAGTTCACGAATGGGATGGGTGTAAAGAGGTATTTGTTTTTCTGACCACTTTTCTTTTGTAACTGTAATTTGATAATCTCCTTCTTCCCATTCATTAGTATCTAATTTGTCTGTAGTCCAAGCTATGGGTTCACTCATTTGTCACTCGCTTTCTTTAATTGTCCAATATCTGACTTTAAATTGTTTGCGTCAATAATTTGTTTTAGCATTGCTATTTCTTTGGCTTGTTGGCGTAACAAATCAGGTATTTCATGTACAAGCCTGTCATATTCCTCGCCCCTGAACCGTTTTGTTAATTCATCTGCTAATTCATTTGCTGTCATTTTTTAATGTCTCCAATTTATTAAATACATCTTTGTAAGCCAAACACCAATAGTCTCTTGCGTTTTTCAACGCTTCTATTTCAGCTTGTTGTTGACGTAACAAATCAGCAGCATCTTTTACAAAACCTCTTGGGTATACATCTTCAATTAAATCTGCTAATTCATTCGCTGTCATAAATCCTCCAATGTTTCCAACATTCTACCAGTATCTTTGTTGTAAAGCAAACTAGCACAATGCGGAGAAGTTAAACCACTAAATCGATTCTTAAGAATAGATACCTTTGTTGTGTTTCTTTCAACTGGATCATCTGCCTGAGCATTACGCACTAATCCTATCACAATATCGCTAAGTTGTGCAATCGATCCTGAACCTCGTAACTGTGACAGTGAAGTCGCAGCACCCTCTTCATGACCTTTGTTCTCGGGCCTCTTCAGGTGCGAAACAGCAATCAATGAAATGCCTGTTTCCTGCACCAACATGCGAAGCTTGGTCATCAACTCATCAATTGCTTTACGCTCATCACCTTGACCCTGTGCTGAGATAACCATCGAAATATGATCTAAGAAAACATACTTACAATCTGCAGCTTTAGCAAAATAGCGAATACGGTTGACGACATTATCAATATCAGTAGACCCAAAATTGTCCCATAAAAAAAGCCGGTCAGTACCCAACGTAATATCAAAAGCATCTTTTAATTCCTCCGGAGACACGAATGTGTCAGGTAAATGTAACGGTTTATTCAGATAAATGGACATAATCGATCTAGCAGTCTTACGCACCGATTCTTCCATAAACATAAGTCCAATGTTGTCTTTTGTAGTGCTAATCAAATGCCACAGAATCTCACGTAAGAACTGTGATTTACCTAACCCTGAACCTGCTGTGACCGTTACCAGCTCTGCCGGACGGATACCATAGGTTAAATCATTCACACCTGCCCAAGGGTATAGTGCTGAGGACTTCTCTACCGGCTTATTGACTTCTTCCCAGAGTGTAGAACCTGCGATAATGCCGTCAGGAGTCCACTGCTCAGAGGCCCACCATTGTTTGATGTACTCAGTCGACTTATGATTCTTTAAATAGTCACATGCGTCCTTCATACCTACCGCATGTTTTAGAATCTTACACTTACTACCAAGAAGCTCTGCTACTTCGTTAACTGCTTTCTGTCCTACTTCATCGGCATCAAAGTCCAAGATGATGGACTCGAATGAGTTAAGCCACTCGTAAGCCATTTTAACGTCTTTTAAGGCAGCCTGAGCACCATTTCGTACTGAGACGTGTGCGTACTTGCTTCCCGACATCTGAAAGCCTGCTAGGGCATCTAATTCGCCTTCGTGAACAGTGACGTTTTTACCACCTTTTGCGAACAGATGTTGTCCGAAAAGTGTAGATGACTTCCAATCACCTGAGATAGCAAAAGTTTTATCTGCAACACTTCTTGTTTTACATGCAACAACACTACCCTCACAGTCTGTATAGGGATAATATTGTTTATCTTCTGTAATGCGTACACCATAATGCTGACAAGTATCTTTAGTAATGCCTCTGTCGATTATCGACTTAATCTCTCCAGCTATTTCAATCATATTAACTTTCTTTTTAATTACGACATTATTATCTTGATTATCTGCTTTAATATACGACTGGCAGCCATAACAGTACTGATGCCCGTCTGTAAAAAGGGCATTAGCGTCTGAACTTCCACACTTCTCACATGCGATATGTTTAATAAAATTAGACAAAATTCCTCCTATGATACTATATAGTATCTATTTAGCAACATCTCAGTTAGTACTTCTTATGTATTTAACTACTTATCTACTTAGTAATCATCTAGATCAATTAAGAAATTATCTAAATACATAATGTCTTCTAAATCATCTAAATCATTATTACTGATTAAATCAATTCTTTCTTTATAAACTAAATCATCTTTAATGGTTTTAAAACAAGCATTACAAAAATCATAATATTCATTCGTCACCAAAGATTTTCTCGTTGACTCGAAGTCGGTCAGTAAAACATTGCAACAATTACATCTCATACTGTCTCCAAATATGGTTTAAACGTGTTTTAAGGGGTCTACAAGGCATTTTTAGTCATCGGTTGAGGGGTAGCCTTCATATTCAGAAATAAACTCACCTGAGACGTTATCGCAATCCCACGAAACATGCTCGCAATCCATCTGTTCAGGTGAGTAAGTAGCAGCACGATCAGTTTCTGGCATTATATTCTTGGAGATCATAATAATCCTTAAATGCCTCAGCTAATTTAAACCATGTTGGCATATTAGTTTTACCTATTTCACCCTCATATAATGTTTCACCAATACCGCCTTGTTTTAATATCTCTTTTAATTCATTATCTGTCATATTATCCTTAATCATTTAAAATGGTGATTCACCTAATAATGCATATAAATCTAATTTAGGCTTTTTCTTTAATATAATGGTCCAAGTATTATTATCTACGAATTTAATAGCGTCTGCTTTGCAATAAAACCATCTTAATGCAATATTATCTTCATCGTAGACATAATACTTATTTGACATTCTTTAATTCTTTCTCTAATTGATTTTTGCAATCAGTAAACAATTTAATCATGTTTTCTAGATCTTCTTGATGATAATTAGGAATACTTCCATCCAATAATCTATATGTTTTTAATTCTTGTTCAATTAGTTTTTTTAACGAAACATTCGCTATTGGTTCATCGTTTCCTTCTATAAATACTAAAATACCTTTAGTATTTAACCATAAATCAAATTCTAAACTTACTTTTGCTTGCATTGTTTTCTCCAATTCGTTACACAATAACCTTAATAGGTTGCGGGTTGTAAAATAGTCATCCTTGTCTGCGTAGGCTCTTGCCTGTTCAATCAATTCCTTCACTTATAAAACCTCTACTTTTGGTTCATTGCTAAATTTAAACACATTTTCTACTTTTGATAAGTACGTTGGTTTATATTTACTATTCTCTTTTGCAAATTCAACTGCTTTATCATATGAATCAAATATCTGCACTCTCCATAAACTATATGTCAAACTCCTATTATCTAAATCGTCATAACAATCACCATAATGAACGACATATTGAGGCACAAACTTTTTATTTTCTTTAACTGTTTTTTTCTTATTAAACATTTTCTATAATCTCCGTAGGTGGTTGCATAATACACTTTAATTTTAAAAGCATTTCTTTGATGTCACCAAAGACTTGCTCATCTCCATATTCTAACATAAGAGACACAATATCACTAATACACTGATGATAATGTGCTTCTTCATAGACTTCTTGTAACTCATATGGACTCATCTCATGCGTGTAGCTCATTTTTTATCCTCTTTCTTAAATGATGGTAAAAATAATTCTATCAAAATAATCTTAACAAGTATAGGGATTGTTTCAAATTGTTTAAACCCTTCCCAGAATGTCAGAGTAAGTAAGTGCCTTTGATCAGAATGGAAGACGCTGTAATTTGTAGCTTGAATGATTAAGAATCCAAGCACTATACATGCGACTGTAGACATCTTGCTGTATGCCTCTCTAATGTGCCTTAAATAGGTTATCATGGCTTTTTTGCCTCCTTTAGTCTGCTAGGTGGTGCGAACCCGTACTTTTCACTTAGTATTCGTGCGAGATCGGTTTTATACGATGGAATATATAGAAAATCTTTGTTTAATATATTACATTTTTCTTTGTGGATTAGTTTTAGTGATGGTCTCATAATACTGCCTCCGTCAAATCGATGGCTAATACTTTACCATCAAATATGGTTAGTCCCATGTCTCCACACTTCATGCGTGTGACATGCGTAGACAATGATACTTCCGAGTTATCTACACTATGACTAGGAAAATTCTCTGTTAAATACTTATGTAAGTCTTCGTTATTATTAAATACTATATGATGTATCATCCTGTGATCTCCTGGTATTGTTCAAGTGTTAAACCTATACTATTTAAAAAATCATCCAACAAATAACCATTTTCCATTTTTGTTATAAGCTGGTGGCCATTGTTTATGGATGTGTGTTCGTATAAGTACTCTGCGTATTGGTCTTCTAAGTTATAGCTATCCATTTTTAATCCCTTTATTTTGTAATTCGTTTTCAATTTTAGCAATACGCAAGTAATCAGAAAATCCCTTACTATTGCATTCTTTATATAATTCATATGTGCGTAGAAGCTCATCCAAGCTCATATCTTTATAGTTTACATCGTGCGTAGACATGTTTTATCCTTTTAAGTTAATAACTAACCCGCCAATGCGTAAGGCACATTTTCGGGCATGTGTAAGCGAAGTAAACGGGATTGTAGCTTGTTCTCCGCTCTTGTCTAAATAACATACTAAGTAATCATACTTCATTGTTTAAACCCTCCTAAGTGTTATATAAATTTAAAGCTTGATTGTTTAATTTTGAGACAATACGGTTATAAATGTCTTTTTTACTCATGTAATAATCATAATCCTTATCCGTATTTTTAAAATTATTCCATTGATTAAAATGTACATTATTTAAAATATCATTAGTGAGAGAATCATCCTCATAATGCGACATAAACCCATAATGATTGTAATGAGCGATAAATCCACTACATAAGTATAAGTACTTGTAAGCGGGTTTACTAAGCTTGTTTATATCAGTGCACGCCTTAATTACATTATTGACAATCAATGTCTTTTGTTTTTCTGTATATGCTGTAATCATTTTATAACCCCTTCACGTCAATAATGGTTGATCGATTTATAGCCCTGTAACCCTTCGATTGTAAATCGTATACGGTTATGTATTCTAACGGGTTTAAAGTGCTTAAACCGCCTTTTAAGTGCTTTGTAACCCCTAATCTCCCGTTCAATACCCGCAATGACCCATCTTTTTTAATAAAAGTAACTGTGAATATTTTCCCGTTACTGTTTAGAATCTTTGTTACGTTATCCATGATTAAAACCCTCCTGTACGAAAAATATAAACAAGTGCTAAAACAATTGCGACAATTACAGTAAAAATAGTGCCTAGTAAGTAATCTAAAAATGTGTTCATGCTTTAAAATCCTCCGTATATTGTAATAAAAATGTGCCATTGTTTACAAATATTTCATTGTCTCGTAAACAATCTTTTATAGTGTAATAAGGGATCGAATTAAATAGGCTTAACCCCTCTTTGTTGTAGTACGATGCGATCAGGTAATAGTTACCCTTATCATCCTTGAAATCACTTGTAATCACTTCGTGTATATCCTCGATAGTTAAATCAATATCGTTTAAAAAATCAATCCAATATTTACTCATTTTAATATTCCATTTTATTTGTCATTGGGTTTATTTTCTGTAAACAAAAAGTAAAAATATCGTCATTATCATTTAAAAAGTTAATAAAATTATCTAATCCAATAATGTTAAAAATCTCTTCTGTTTCATGGTTTTTTACTTTAATAATAATTTCATTGTTCATGGTTTAATATTCCTTTTCAAGTTAATTAAAAGATTATCTATTGATAATCCTATAGGGTATTTGTTTAAATGCCCTATAAGGTAGCAATACTTTTTAATTGACAACAAAGCCGGAAGTATCCTTGATAGCTTTACCCTTAGCATACAATGCGACAATAATATTTTTATCCTCAATATGCCGCACGTCTGAATTATCTCCTCCGATTACA